CTCGAAAGTGATGGCATTCAGTGAAATGCGGGGTTCCCACTGCAACAATGCGGTGTAGCAAATTGCCATCATCTGCAGTTGCAGTGCGCCGTTTTGCGGCTGGTCGATCAGCTCAGAAAGTAACGAACCGTAATTGCGGCGCATCACTCTGGAACCGACCGGTGTATTCAAAATGTCGCTCACGGACTGGCGGATATGGTCGAGATCTTCGATAGCCATACCGCTGTTTCTGTTCATCCCCAGGTACTTGGGATTGCTCATTGCGGGCCTCCTGTCTGACCGCCGCCGGTCTGAACACCGCTGTGGCGGTGAGTGTGCACAACGATGCCGTTGGATGTCAGGCTGCCGCCGCTGTGGGTTAAGTTGCCGGTCAGCGTGCCGCCTTGTTTCACCTCGAGAGATCCGGTAGTCAGTTTGCTGGTGCAAACTACTTCCGGCGTGTCGAGCGTGATGCGGGTGCTGGCGGTACAGCGGATTTCGGGCGCTGTTACCTCCACTTTCTGCGAGGCGTTAATGACGGCGGTTTTAATTCCCGTCACTTTTAAAGCGCTTTGTGCCGGTTCATATTCAAAAATGGCGCCGTCCGGGAAGGCCAGATGAAGGGCGTCTGGCGAGGCCGATGGGGCGGGCGACGCATCGGAGAATACCGCCGGTAGAACGAATGCCGTATTCAGTTCGCCGCCCATCGAGAGCAGTAACACCTGCTCACCGACGGAAGGCGCCCACCAGCTGCGCGTACGGCCAGCGCGGTGCGTCATCCACGGCAGCCAGGCCGTTACATTGCTGCCCGTCGCGACGCGGCAACGTGCGTTGGCAAGATCCAGTTCTGAGACGTTGCCGATGCGTACCAGATTGCCAATCAGCCGCATTATGTCGTTGAGTTGAAGAGTCGTATTCATGGGATAAAGGATGCCGTTTCAGAGGGTTGAGCGACAACCGGTGACCGTTCGCCAGCGGCTGACACAACAAGGTTTACCGGGTCACACCGTCCAGCTGCTGATCAGTTCGCCGTTAAGATAAACCTCACGCGGGAGTGCCACGTTTTCCGGCAATGGCGGTTCTGGCAGATGGGTGATGGTGCGGACATCTTCTGCATCGGCAACCAGCACGCGCTCGGTCAGTTGCAGCGTCAGCACCAGGCTGCTTGCCTGCTGGACAAACGTGAAATCACTCAGCCGGTGGGCCGCGTTGCCGAGGATCTCAGGCTGATTAACCTGCAGCCAGTCGAGCACGGTGACCACGGCCAGATCGACCAATGTTTCGCTGAGCGCTTCATCCGTAATCGTCACTGTCAGCGGGTAGCGATATTCAAAAGAAAGCGAAGGGGCCGATGTGGCCACCACGTTGCCAGCTCCGGTCGCCAGGGCCAGTTTTTCCGGTGCGGCTGTAAGCTGAGGGATTTGTTCAATGAGCCGTTGTTGCAACTGAATCGGTTTTTGCATGTTGTGCCTCCTGACACTTTTTGATGGCTTCGATTTGTAAGCCGCAATCCATCAGCGCAGATTCCAGCTGGAGAATGTCAGCGCTCAGATCTTCATTCGTGACCGGTTTGCTGGCGGGGATCGGGCATGAGCTGACCGCCGGACAGCCAACGTAAATAATCGATGGCGGAGCTGAAGGCGGGACGCTGGTGCAGCCGGCTAACATCAGCAGGCAGCCCGGTATCAGCCCACTGACGGGTTTGCAGATTTTCATCAAGGCTCCTCTGTCTCTGTTTTTCGCGGTTTTGCATCACTTGCCGGGCGGTGCTCAGGTCTTCGCGTAACGCCAGTTCAGCCTGCTCGCGCTGGCGCATTTGCTGGTTCAGAACGGTGATCATCTGATCCCGTTGCTGCAACTGAGTCGTCAGGGCGTCGCGCTGCAGACCAGCGTTGTTGAGGTCGTGCTGTAACGAACGATTGGAAAGCAGCAGGATAGCGATCAGCAAAACCATCACGGCCAGAAGGGACGGTAACAGGCGCATTCAGACCCCTTTCAGGCAGACGGTGCGCTCGGCATTTCGCCTGCGTTCCAGCCCGCGATTACGTTCACCATTCACGAAAACCCAGCGCGGCAGCTGGTCACAAGCTTGCTGCCACCGTTGCTGGTTGATGAAAAACGCCAGCGTGGATGTACAGGCCGCACCGGTACCGACGTTAAAACTGAATGACACGACGGCATCAAAAACTGGCTGCGGCATAGTCACCGGCATACATTTTTTGATGGCGCGCTCTGTCTGCTGAATATCTGCCAGCAGGTTTTCAGCGGCCCGATGTTCGGTAATGGTTTGTGCCGGTTTAACCCCGGCCGTGTGGCCGATGCCGCTGGTCCATACTCCTGCACTGCACTGGTAGGGCTGCAGCTGACAGCCTTCAAAATCGGTGATAAGCCGCAATCCTTCTTCCGACACCTGCAGTGACAGATAGCCCGGCAATGCCGCCATCAGCCCTAGCACGACGGCAGCACTACAGCGTTTAAGAGTTGAGGTTTTCATAGGTGTCTTTGCTCAGGCCGCTGCGTGCCAGCAACTGGTAGCTTTTGCGCCGGTAATACCAGTTGATCAGAAACGTACCGACACCCACCCCTGAGCCGACCAGAAAGGCGATGTCCTGTGATGTCAGGGTGGCGAGCCAGGTTAGCGAAGTGGCTATAAAATAGGCGCAACCTGAACTGATGCGCTCAGTGCTCAGTCCCATAATTTGATCGCCTCCTGAACCGGTTGTGCGGCTATGTCAGGTAAATCAACGGCCGTACCGTGAGGCAATAACGGGCCTAAATCGGCGATGCCTTTATTGGCGGCATAGACTTTTTCGACGACCGCAGCGGTGCGGTTGTAATAGCGCCAGCATAGGGAATCGAGGGTATCGCCCTGTTGTGCATAGACTTTCATGGGTTTTCTCCGCGAGTGAGTAGGATCGTCAGGTGATGAGATCAGTCTGCGGAATCGGCCGTGGAGCGGCAATCTGGATGGGATGTGAAATGACTGGCACAACAGAGAAATGGATAAATAACACAGGGAGAGGGCGGGGCGCTTAGTCCGGAGGAAAACCGGTCGGGCAAGCGCCAACAATGTTGACTACTACCGCCGCAGGGTCTGGCAATCAGTGAGGGTCGTCAGCACTCCCGTTGTAGCAGACTACATTCTGATTTTCGTCAGTCAGCGCCTGACTGGCCAGCTCTGAGATCAATGACATCACGACCAGAAATTCTTTTGGATTGCATTGCGCCGTCTGAGATATGTCTGCGATCAATTGTATCCTGGACAACGTTAGCTGTTGTTTAGTCAGGTTTTCCATTTTCTCCCCTCGCCAGATACTGTGTTTATATACAGTATTCTTTAAATGAGTTAATACGTCAACACTTAGGGCATTTTAAAAATTATAATTCATTGAATTTATGCATTAATTTTTATTGATCCTGTTTTTGTATGAATTGATGACTTTGCTCGAAAATGGGCGATCCACAGTTATTGACAGAACTCCAAGATAAGCGAATATCAGGCACTTTCTCTGAACAAGGCCGGTGACGGACAATCCGCCATTGTTCGGTATGTGTCAGGAAAATAAGCGAGGGGCCAAGATGAGGAGCGTAAATGCCGATGACTTTATGACGGGGCTCGCCCCAGGCATTGGTTTCCTCACTGAGCTGGCGCGCAACGCGAACCGTTTGCTCTTTTCGCGGAATGTGTATGCCGCCCTGGGCCTGAATGTAACCGGCAAAATCCCCCCGGTCGGCGGCGCTGCGGACGTCCTCAACGCGTGTATCAAAGCGACTGCTCAGGCTCTGATACCTGATCCGCCGACATTCACGCCACGCGCCGACGGCAGGAATGCCGATGGCGTGAAATTGCGGGATGCGCCACGTCGATGCCCATGAGGTGACAGCGGTTGCGACATCGGTAAGCAGACGCCCGGAGTCAAAATCAGTTTCGCCATCGAGCGCATAGCCATCAATATTCTTGGCGACGTATTTCGCAATGTAACCCGCCGCACCACCGCGGTTCAGCGGCTTGCAATTAAAACGTGACTCCGCCGCGCCCGGCTCATCCGGATCTTCTTCCAGCGCGTAACGGCGCATCACTTCTGTCACCTTTTGCTGCTGATCCTGTGGTGTGAACAGCATCATGTGCCAGTGCGGCGTGCCGTCATGATGCGGCTCGACGACGCGCACGCCGTACACTTTCAGATTCCGGTCTTTAAAAGTGGTGCGGATTTTTGCCCAGACCGCGACCAGATAACGCTGTGCATCTTTGGGCGTAAACGCGTGCTGATCCCATTTCTGGTTAAAAATGGGTGATGAAACGGTGCCAGTCGTTTTTAGCGGATGGTATTTTGAGGGAGTGGTCAGCGTGATAAAAAGGCCGCAGTCCCGCTGCTGGTCAGCAACGTCTTCGACACCGGCGATCAGCGTCATCAGTTCCATACGGCGAAGTTTAGGGTTGGAAATGCTGGCTAATACGGTCTCCAGCAGGCTCAGTGTTTCCCCTGATTCAACATTTTCGAGCTGGCATTGTTTCAGGTAATTAATGGCGGATAAGCGGCGTGACACCACATCACGGATGGCGTTTTTACTGGCGTATGGCGATGTCGCGCGGCTCACATAACCACAGGCAATCATCAGGGCTTCACGCCACAAACGCTGTTTTGAACGCAGCTGTTTTTCCCACCATTCACCGCTCACCAGCCGGGAAATACTGGCGACGGCTGAATGTGCGGTCATGCGGCCTTTTTGCCATCTCTGCCAGTAAAGAGGCTGTACACGACATGAGCGGGCCATCGCGGCGATATGCCCGTAAATCTCGTGCTGCGTGCTGTCTTGCAATAACACGTCGGGTTGATCAGGTCGATTTTGCAGCCACCGTTCACAGTGATATTCGTAAGCATCTTGCATATGCACTGCCAGCTTGCTGGCCAGCCTTCTCAGGCTGTCATCATTAAGATCAGGCAGGCGGTTAAACAT